CATCCTATCTTTCTCCCACTCAGGTCGGATTGGACTTCGGTACTTCGAGCAAAACTTACGCGATGGCGAATGCGATTTTCTCGCAGCAGCCGAACATCCTCACGGGTGGAGGTCAGCTCGTTGTCATTCTCCTAAATGTGGCGGTGCAGACGCTCGCGTTTTCTGGCGTTGCCGCCTCGGGGACGTTCGTCCTGAACTACAACGCTCACGCCACGGCAGCCATTAACTGGAACGACACCGCTTCACAAATTCAAACCAAGCTCCAAGCATTGGCTGGTCTGGCTGAAGTGGTTGTCACTGGCACCATCGCTTCCGAATCCGTCGTTGTGACGATGAACGGGGTTTATGGAGCAGCCGCGCTTCTCTCCGTTTCCAGTAACACGCTTCAAACCGCCGGTTCCGCTTCGATTACCGTTACGCCGACGACGACAACGCCGGGAGAGACCATCGGCGCCGCGATTACTCGGACCCAAAGTCTAGTCCAGTATTTCGGCATTCTGGTAGATCAAACTTTGGCTGTGATCGGGCAAACTGATCTTCTGGCGGCAGCCGCGATTGTCCAGGCGCTCAATAAGATCGCGTTCTTTGTCTCCAATAACCAGGCCGACATCACAACCGGCGGCATGGTGGACCTTCTCAGGTCTGGATCATTCACGCAGACGCGTGGACTTTATTACGGCGACTCGAATTTCATGAACGACCTCATCTTCATGGCATCCTATGCGGGGCGCGCGCTTTCGACGAATTTCACGGGATCGAACACCACGCAGACGATGCACCTCAAAGCGCTCGCAGGTGTTCAGCCCGATCCGACAATTACCCAAACGATTCTCAACACCGCAATTGCAGCTGGTGCGGACACTTACATCAGTCTTCAAGGTGTTCCATCGGTCTTTTGCTCCGGGGCCAACACGTTCTTTGATCGCGTTTACAACCTTCAGTGGTTTGTGGGCGCACTCCAGGTCGCGGGATTCAACTACCTCGCAACGACCTCGACCAAGGTGCCGCAAACCGAGGCCGGAATGGACGGGCTCAAGGGCGCGTATCGTTCCGTCTGTGAACAAGGGGTCACGAACCAGTACGGGGCTCCAGGCTCTTGGAATAGCCCTACGGTATTCGGCAATCCATCCGACCTCATCCTGAACGTCGCCCAGCGTGGTTACTACATTTATTCCACGCCGATCGCGCAGCAATCCCAAACCAACCGAGTGGCCCGACAAGCGCCGCTCGTACAAATCGCTTTCAAAGAGGCCGGAGCCATCCAGAGCTCCACGGTCATCGTGAACGTCAATCCATAAAGGAGGATCAAAACAATGGGACCAGTAGCACTTTCAGGTCAGGACACGATCATCCTGAACAACCAAGTCCTCACGGGCCTGGCCGACGGGAATTTCGTCGAACTCACGTTTCCAAACGACATCGCGAACGTGAAGACAGGAAAAAACGGAAACTCAATCTACGGATTCAACGAAAGCGGAAAGCAATGCGAGGTAAAAATTCGCACTCTCCGCGCGTCGAACGACGACAAGTTCCTGAATAACCTGCTCACGCAACAGCAGCTCAACTTTGCGGGCACCGTTCTTCTGACCGGGCAGTTCATCAAGAAGATCGGTGACGGCGCGGGAAACATCACGAGCGATACCTACATCATGAGCGGCGGGGTTTTCACAAAAATTCCGGAAGCGAAATCCAACGCTGAGGGTGAAACCGAACAATCGCTTGCGATCTACACGATCAAGTTCACGAACGCTCCGAGGGTGTTGACGTGAATGAGATCAAACTGCCGAGCGGCGCACTTCTTAAGATCACACCTTCCCCATTTTCCGACGCGAAGGCTCTTTACCAGGCAGTCCTTGAGGAGCTTCGCGGTCTCGCGATGGATTCGCAGACGGACATGGCCTCTCTCTACAAGGATCTTTTTTGCATCGGGTTTTCGTCGAAGAAAATCGAAGCCTGCCTTTGGGAGTGCTTCAAGCGTTGCACTTACAACGGGGGCAACGGCGATCTCAAGATCGACAAGGACACCTTCGAGCCGATCTCCGCACGCGATGACTACTGGACCGTGTGCATGGAAGTCGCCAAGGAGAACATCCACCCTTTCGCGAAAAGCCTCTATGCCGAGTACGGACACATTTTAGCGACGCTGAAAGGCGTCCAGACATAGAGGCGCAAGATGACGACCTTTTGATCCATCTCCGTTTGGTCAAGGCGGGGCTTGGGTCACTCACGGAAGTGAGGGAGCTAGACGCACGGACGGTTCTTCAATCACTCAACTACGAAAAGTTCTGGAGTGACTACGAGGCCGCCTACCTGGAGTTGAATCGGTGAACATAGCAGAGCTTTTCGTAAATCTAGGCATCAAGGGATCGGAAAAAACGGTCGGTGCGCTCTCGAACGTCCGCAAGGGCTTGGGCGAAGTCTCTTCCATGTCTTTGGAAGCGAAGGCTGGGATTCTCGCTGCTATTTACGGTTTTGAAAGGCTCATGAGCGCGTCTGCCGCCGTAGGAACGGGGCTGACAAATTTCAATGCTCTGACGGGTCTCTCCGCAAAAGAGCTTCAGCAATGGCAGTACGCCGCGCGCCAGGCTGGAGAATCGAGCGACGAATTCACGGGATCGCTCAAAGCGGTCCAAAATTCCATGACCAATATGCTGCTCGGGAAAGGTGCTCCCGAGGGCCTGGCTCTTGTCGCGAAAGCCACAAAAGATTTTGATCCGAGTCGGGTGCGCGACACGTTCTACGTGATGCAGCAGCTTCAAAAAGCCGCGCAGCTTCTTCCCAAGGATCTCGGAAACCAGGCGCTCAAGTCCTTCGGGATCAGCGAGGCGACGATCGCAGCCATGCGGAGGAACGCTTTTCGTCCCGAGATGTTTGCCAAAGCTCCGACCTATTCAGACCGAGAAACCGCGCAACTCGATAAGGCCAATATCGCTTGGTCGAATCTCGGCAACAAAATCGAGATGGCAATCGGGCATTTCAACGCCCGTCACGGCACGCAGCTCGTTAATGATCTTTCAAAGATCACGGATCAAGTTCTCAAACTCGTCGAAGCATTCCAGCGATTAGCTGAAAAACTCAAGCTCTTTCAGTGGATCGGAAAAGTCTTTGAAGGCTGGACCATGATTTTTACCGGGGCCGCAAAGGGCGTAGACGCTATTACTGGCGCTGTCGCCGATCCGAAAAAGCGCGAGCAGCTAGGTTCAGATGTCACGGACTTCTTCAAAGAGATGCCCGGCGTCTTCAAGGCGATGATTGACGACATTTCGCCAGAGACCAAAGACAAGTTCAAAAAAATCCTATACGGCGACACCCCATTTTATCACCCGCTCGGGGCGACGGCAGCAGGACCGAGTCAGGTGATTGCGCCCCCAATGTCTCCGGTTCCTTCAGCGCCCGGATCCACACAGAACATCAACGTCAACCAAAACCTGAATTTCCAGCACGACGGAAAGGATCACAAGCGCACATCCGATTCGGTCAAGAAAGCGGTTCAGGATTCTTATCGCCAAATGTCGGCGCAAGGACAGGGGTCATAAATGCCAAACCTCTCAGCCCTAACACCGATCACGACCGCAGCGACAGCGCTCTCCAATCTGATTCTGGTGAGTCCGCAAGCCACGATCGGGTATCAGCCCCAAAACCCGTCGTCGAATAATGGACAGACCACGCAACCGCCGCCCGCGCTTTTGTTCCATTACGAAGGCGAGCAGACGGTCGGACTTGAGAGCGACATCACGGATCACTACATCGAGGACAACACCGCGATCCAAGATCAAATCGCGCTACGTCCCGAGACGATCACCACGCACGGATTCATCGGTGAGTTAAACGACGTAACGCCGGGCGCGCTCGCTCCGATCAAAATCCTCGCCGACAAGTTGACGATCGTCGGTGCCTATACACCCGCGCTCTCCATAACTGCACTTTTGGCCTACAACACGGCCTTTCAGCTTTACCAAGTGGGCCTCAACGCCGTGAACTCGGCAGTCGCAGCGTGGAGCTCGCTCGGAGGCACCGGCGGCGAGAGCGTCATCAGCAGCCAGGGAATCACGCTCCAACCCAATCAAACCAAGCAGCAGATCGTGTTCCAGCAGTTCTACGGATACTGGCGCTCACGAACTCTTTTTACTGTGCAAACGCCGTGGGCCGTTTTCCAAAACATGGCGATCAAAAGCTTGCGCGCGATCCAAGACGCCGAAACCCGGATGATTACCGACTTTGAAGTCTCGTTCAAAATGATTCGCACTGCTGCCACCGTGACGACACCGGGTATCGCCCTGACTTTTCAGGGGCG